AACCGATTAGAAAAGAAAAACCAACCCCGCCGGCCACTTGCTGGATGACGTCTTGTTCAAGTTTTTCCATCTCAGCTTGCGCTTCTGCCTTTAGCGTGTCGCCATTAAGACTAGTGCCGCCTTGTGGTCCTGCGATAGTTGCGAACTTCGAACGTGCTTCGCCTAGCATATATTTGCATGATGCAAGTGTGTAGTCTTTGATCCATTGTGAAGCTAGATAGTCTTCTAACAATTGACTGTCTGGACGATAGTTGTACGCTTCAATAAGAATCTCTTCTGTGTCAGCTCGTGGTCGTTGTAAAATAGTAAGTTTCTTTGTAGTTGAGTTCCATTGGAATTCTATAAAGCTACCAAACATTCTGCCTACTAGTTCTTGATGCTGTGCAAAGAAATCGTAAGTAGCAAGACCGCCCATTTGGCTAGACCCACTAAGGAGATAGGTATTTGTATATGCTAAGTTAAACGGTTCGAACACTGTGCCGTTGCCGCCGCCGCCCTGGCGAGAACCAACACCTCTTCGATACAGCTTGCGCACTTCAATAACTTCTTTAGGCAGAATGTATTGGTTCTGATCCTGCACTAGCGGAAGAAAGAGATACGATTCTTCTACTGCGTGGTCCGATCGTTGTCGAAATTTTGTTAAAGCCTTTTTAAGCCCTGTCTCGTAGTGGATCGGGTCGAGTTCTACATCAACCATGCCGCCGCCTAAAAAGGCTTTAACATAATCAAATACTTCCTGTTTTTGTGTTGCTAATTGGTCTTGCATTGATGTATCAGTCATTAAAGTTCTCCGTATTGTATTTATCAATGGATAAATATGTTTACAATAAAGGTAAAGCTGATGCCAAGACTAAGTTTATACAAACCAACCCGTGGAAATGATTATTATTTCTTAGACAAAACAATTTTAGAATCATTCACAGTGGGCGGAACAGATGTCCTAGTGCACAAGTATCTAGGAACCGACGACGGCGAAGTTGTCAAAGACAATACTCAAATACAAGACCTGCTGTTTCTAGAAAACAGAGACAGGAAGTACGACAACGACATATACAGAATTCGGGGTGTGTACAGTGTACAAGATTTAGACTTTGATCTGTCACAATTTGGGTTGTTCCTTAGTAACGATACAATCTTTATGACCATTCATATTACTAGTTCAGTGAAAACTATCGGGCGTAAAATTATGAGCGGAGACGTAATCGAGTTACCACACCTTGAAGACGAATACGCTGCTAACGATTTTCAGACTGCGCTAAAGCGGTTTTATGTAGTAGAAGACGTTAACCGTGCTGCCGAAGGCTTTACACCTACTTGGTATCCACATTTGTACAGACTCAAGCTCAAGCAGCTCACAGACACACAAGAGTTCAGCGATATACTTAACAAGCCAGAAGATGAGGACTTGTTCGAAGGCGAATACGACGAAACTATCACATATCAAGTAGGTCAAGTTGTGCGTTATGAAGGCGTACTATACGAAGTAATAGTCGAAACCACAGATAATCTTCCAACAGATACTGACTTTTGGAAGGAGTATCAAGACAATACACTAAGAGACTTGTTGAGTACATACGAACGTGAAATGCAAATTAATGCAGGCACTCTTGCAGAAGCTGATGCAGATGCAAAGCAAAGTGGCTATGACGTTTCGCACCTTTATACTGTTGCTCTTAACCACGACGGTAGTGTAGAACTACAAACTGTAGACGAGTCTGATATTGATGCAAGTGCATTTACAGCAACCGCAGACGGAATTTACGGTAAGCCCGACAGACTAGGATACACAGGTTATTTGATTACAGATTCACAAGCACCTAACGGCGAAGCATTTGGAATGGGCATTCAATTTCCTGAAGATAACGTTGAAGGCGATTACTTCTTAAGAACAGATTTTATTCCTAATAGAATGTTCCAGTTTACTGGAGACAGATGGAAGAAGATGTATGACGATGTTAGAATGACTATGACAAACGGCAGTGATAGACTTACACAGAAAGGCACGTTTGTTAACAACGATAATACAACAACAGTAGCAGGTGAAACATTCCCAGAGAAGCAGAGTCTGTCTAAAGCTCTTAAACCCAAGGCTGACAATTAATGCATATTTACAAATGGACACGCGGAGCAACGAAAGGTAAGAAGTTTTCCGAAGAGCACAAACAAAAGATAGGTGCTGCAAACAAAACTCGCTATACTGGAAAGACTTGGGAGGAAATGTACGAGGTTGAAGGTGCAAGACTGCGTAGAGAAGCTCACAAGTTAAGGGCACAACAACGAAAGGCAGAGGTGTAAATTTTGGACTTTTTTTATGATAAACAGATACGACGATATCTTACTCAAACAATTCGACTATTGAGTAACTTTTCGCATCAAGACGCAAACGGTAACCTCAAACAGGTTCCTGTAATGTACGGTGATCTAACACGACAGGTTGCAAACATTATTAGAGATAATTCTGAGAATAAAATCCCCAGTGCACCGAGGATGGCTGTTTACATTACTGGTCTCGAACAGGACAGGACACGAACTGCTGACCAATCATTAGTTAGCAAAGTGAACGTTAGAGAACGAGCTTATGACGACCTTAATAACGAATATCTAAACACACAAGGGCAGAACTATACAGTTGAGCGTCTAATGCCTAGTCCGTATACTCTACGAATTAGTGCAGACATTTGGGCTTCTAATACTGACCAGAAGTTGCAAATTCTTGAACAGATCTTAGCATTGTTTAATCCAAGTTTTGAAATTCAAACAACAGATAATTACATTGACTGGACTAGTTTGACAGTTGTTAATCTTGAAGGTATTGTGTTTAGTTCAAAATCTATCCCGGTTGGCGTAGACAGCGAGATTGATGTTGCTCAGCTTACATTTAGTATTCCTATCTACTTGTCTAGCCCTGTTAAGGTCAAGAAGCTAGGTGTTGTACAAAAGATTATCAACAGTATTTACGACGAAGCAAACGGTACTGTTGAACTAGGACTTAGTGGTCCGGAGTTAGCAGCGTGGGCAGACACTGCTCCACCTGTTAATACTACCGGTAGCATACAAGATAACCTAGAAGGCAACGAAACTAACACCACTGCTAACATTACTAGGAATAATAGGTCAGTGGTTACTACAACCTGGCAGGACTACGGACTGTTTGTGAACGGCAACCAAGCCCAAATTGTTGACGGCCAAAGCGTTGGAACAATTAATTGGCAGGCATTATTTCAAGCATATCCAGGACGGTACCAAGCAGGCTCAAGCAGAATCTTTTTACAGTCGTCTGAAACTAACAACTACATTGTAGGTACAATTGCGTTAGATGATATGGACTCGACTATTGTTAATATTACTTGGGACGGTGATACAATTCCTGAAGATACTATTATCCAAGGAAGAACGAACTTAGATTACATTATTGATCCAACTAGGTTCAACCCATCAAGTGTCAAGACGCCAGGTGCACGACTATTGCTTTTAGCTGACATTGGTAATACAGATAATGTCGACGGTGCAGATGCTTGGAAAAATCAAGACGGTACTGACTTTGTTGCTAGTGAAAATGATATAGTTGAATGGAACTTAAATTCTAACTCAAGTCTTTATGAATGGCGTATCGTGTTTGATGCCAGCGAAGAGACTAATGTTGTTTACACTTCGAATCTAAACACAGGGTATCAATACAAGTGGACAGGCGATTACTGGATCAAGAGTTGGGAAGGCGAATATTCAAGTAGTGCTTGGAGCTTAGACCTTCTAAGCTAACTATTAGTATGGACCAAATAGTTTGCAGTGGTGCACTGTTTTATGCACTAGACACACATAGATTCCTATTCATTCACCGGACCCAAGGTCGTCACAAAGATCACTGGGGGCTAGTTGGTGGCACTACTGAAGGAATCGAAACTCCTTGGGAAGGTCTACAGAGAGAAATACAGGAAGAAATAGGCAAAGTTGAGATTTTAAAGACAATGCCGCTTGAAAGTTTTGTCTCTAACGATCAGCATTTTCACTTTCACACTTATCTAACTTTGGTTACTGAAGAGTTTATTCCTAAGCTAAATCACGAACACAATGGATACGCTTGGGTCAGCTTTGGCAAGTGGCCAAAGCCTATTCATCATGGATTGCGTAATACTTTACAAAATAAGACAATTCAAAGTAAACTTCAAACTGTCTTACAAGTTATTGACTGGATGGATCTCAGTTCCAAAACGGGTCAAACTGATAGCTAACAGTAACATAGTCTATGCCTGTGTTAACTTCGTGAATACTTGCAGAACTATGATGTGACCATTCAAGACGCCAAACTTTATTGAAGTCGACTCCTAGACCTAATCGAAAGTTTGTCGGACCAACTAGATTACTTCCGCTATTAGCACTTACGCCTAAACGAAAATACGGTTCTACTCCTTTGTAGCCCCATAATGGTTCTGTAACGTAAGACACAGAATAGATCTCCAAGTTATCTTCTTGTACACCATTTTTAGTATCACCTTGCTTCATAATCAGAGCCTGAACTTCCCAATTGTTATACACAAAGCCAACTTCGCCTACTCTTAGTGTAGAATTTATTAGTGTTGAGCCTAGACCAATATTAAACATTCCGTGATCGTCTGCATTTGATTTAGCAGAATAACCTGCTGCTAAAAGCAAGATTACAAATAAGATAACTCCTGCTACTGTTTTGTTAAATTTCATACGTCACCTTATAAGTTCGCTATACGAGTCTGGAAGTCTGTGAAGTCTGCAGAAGCTGCTGTTACGTCTTTAAGAGTTTGAAGACTTACGTAGCCTGGTATAGTATTGTTGATACCATCTACAAGAATTGTACTATCGTCACCAAATACCGATCCTGACATCTCACCTTCCAATGTGCCTACTACATTACCTTGCACATTACCAAAGAACGTGCCTGTGGCCGTAATGTCGCCTGCTGTGATAGCATTAGTTGTTGTACTGCCGTTGCCGGTAACGTAATCAAGAGTAAAGTCAGTTGCTGCCTGCGTGCCTACTGTTGCTGCGTTGCCGCCGTCAACAGAAACAGTTAGTGTAGCATTGCCTAGGTCTGTAAACGTTGCAGAACCAGTTGCGTCACCGTCTAAGGTCAGCGTCGGGTCACTTGCTGCTGTTGTTGCAATGTCAACGTTGCCTGTACCGTCTACTGACACGCTACCAGTAACTGCTCCAGAGACGCTAATAGTTCTTGCTGTAGCCCACGCCGCTGCTGTGTCTGCATTACCTGTTAGTGCACCAACAAACGTAGTTGCTTCAACGTTTTTGTCGAATACAAAACGGTCGGTTGCAGAAGCGTATGCCAGTGTAGCTGTGCCATCTGTGCCTAAGTCTACAACAATACCTGCACCATTAGCTGCCGTTGCGTCTGCTACGCCGTCTGCAAGAATAAGTGTGGTTGACGTTGTAGTCAGCGAAGCCGAGTTAATGTTTGTGTTACCGTTAACAGTTAGATCGCCTGTGATGGTTGCATTGCCGCCTACGTAAAGGTTCTGTGCAATACCTGCACCGCCGTCAGTAATGATTGCACCTGTGTCTACAGAAGTTGACTGAGTTGTGTCGGTTTGAGTAATTACACCAGTTACGTCAACAAGCCCACCTACGTAAAGGTTCTGTGCAATACCTGCACCGCCGTCAGTAATGATTGCACCTGTGTCTACAGAAGTTGACTGAGTTGTGTCGGTTTGAGTAATTACACCAGTTACGTCTAGTGTACCGGCTAGATTTAGTGAAGTACTCCAAGCTGGCGCGGAGCCATTACTTGTTAGTACTGTATTTGCTGCGCCTATAGTCAGTGGCCCTAAGCTGTCTGCTCCGTTGCCAATCAGAATGTCACCTTGGGTGGCTGTATCAAGACCAGTACCGCCGCTGGTCACTGGAAGTGCAGACGTTAACGACATTGTGTCTGATGTTACGTCACTAGCAACTACGTTACCTCTAAATGTAGTAGCTTGAATGTCACCTTGTGTGCCTGATGCTACTTCTGTTGTAATCGTTGCATCAGGTACAAATGTGAAGTAACCGGTTGAATCATCAAAGCCAAAGAAGCCGTTCTTTGCAGTAGATCCGTCGTGCCATTTAAAGTTTATACCACGGTCTTGATTGTCATCGCCAGTTGGTGCTGAACCACTGTTTCCTGTACCAATTGATACAATTCTGTCAGTTGTGTTAACTGGCCCGTTAAAAACAGTATTGCTGCCGTTAATAACACTAAAGTTGCCGTCTACAATTATACCGCCTTCGAACGTGCCGCCTGTGCTTTTTGCAACAACATCACCAACTCTAAAGACACCTAACACTATAACATTAACATCAGTATCAAAGTCTACAGGATCAACTAGTGTTAATGAAGTAGCGTCAGTGGTATACTCTTCACCTTCTTCAAGAACAATACCATTTCTGATTACAATTTCTGTGCCGCCTGAAACGGTACTAAATGTATTACCATTGTCGTCAATGCCTGAGAATACTTGCTGTCCTGAATCAGCAGTAAACTGATATCTAACCAGTGCACTTCCTAAAGGCAGAACTGCCCAGTCGTCAATGCCCGGCGTTGCGTTATATGCTTCGTAGCTGTTGTTTGTAGTGTTCCAGCGAATAGCACCTGTTGTATCTGCTGGTCTTTCTGCGGAAGTACCAATCGGAAGTACCAACGACTTGTTTGTGTTCATAACAACGTTGCCAGTACCCGTTGGGGTAATGCTAATACTAGTGTTGGCTATTGTAGTAGTAATATCGTTAGATGACAATAGTAAGTCGCCCAAGTATCCGTTGTCTGAATAAGCATTAAGCCAAGTCTGCGACGATGTACCAAGGTCGTATGTTCCGGTTGAGTTCGGAACAAGATTTGATTCAAATTCTGCACCAATTGTGATACCGTCTGTGGTTTCGTCACCAATTGTAATATTACCATCGACTCTTAGGTTACCGGTAACGATAAGATTCTTAATATTACCAGTTGTACCAATCTGCGTAGCACTATTGGTTATAACTGAACCGCTTGTTCCTGCTTGTAATTCTAAATTTTGACCGGCCAAGGTAGACTCTATCAGTCCTGAGCCTGCTGTTATAGCTGGATCGCCGTTAATTGATATTGTACCGTATGATAGTTTTGTATTTGTGTTTGCTGCGTCGTTGATTGTCAGCCTGCCGTTAATGATAACACTGCTATCAGTATTAGTATCGATAAGAATATCGGAACCATCTGCGGCTGTAGTTGTAGTAACTTGGTTCTGGGTGAAAAGTAAATCGTTAGCTTCGACACCTGCTGCGGCATCAAAACCAGTTAGCCTAAGGTTACCAGATAGTACTGTAATGTCGTTTCCGTTAATGTCAACATTGTCTACAGTTGCTTGATCTGCTAATAGTAAAGTTGTTTGAGTGGTGCCGGTAACATCTAGGTCAACGCCTGGTGTTCCGTTGTTTACGCCTATGCGGCTATTGGTAACATCAAAGTACAGGAGATCTGTTTCTACTGCTATGTCTATTCCATTTCTTACTAGGTTCGCCTTGAGTAGCGGACCCGATATACGACCTGTTGCAGCCATTATCTCTCCTTATACGGGGATCCTGTCCCTCTAACCACATTACCTCGCGGGTTAACCACGGTTTGTTCCTGCAAAGTTCCTCTTTGCATCAGTAGTATTTATCGTTGCACAAATAAAAAGCTGCTTGGGTAGCAGCTTATTTGTCAAAGTTATGAATTGCAACAACAGGCCTGTCGGCGTCTGGGGGTGATTCAAACACAATATATGATCCGTCTGCATACGGAGCATTTGGTCCTGCAAGACTTCCACTTGTACTTGTTTGAAGAGTGTAGTTTTGTATTTCTACAGTTAAGTCATCAAGTAACGGTCCTGGAATTTGGAACACGTTTTCTACATAAACCATAACGTTCTGAGCTGCCAGCGGTACCGGAAAGTCTGTGTCTCCTGAATCTAACGGTCCAAACACAGTTTCTGTAGCGTCACCGTCAGCAAGATACTGCACTACAATACCTGGGTCTTGATTAGGCTCTTTGAAGCGTATCTCTCTCCAGTCACCGTTTTGATATACTTCAAACTGATTGTCGTCGGTATTGTATCTTAGATGACCGTTGTTTGCTGTAGCCGGGCGCTCAGCTAATGTACCTTTAGGCACTAGCAATACATTATTGCTGTCAAGAATTACTTGATCATCAACATCGTACTTTACGCCGTTGCCTCTAATGCTTCTTAAGTTTGTGTTCTGTGCTTTTATTAGCCTCATTAGACCTCCAAGTAACTCACTGTTGCTACTAGGTTTTCAGCGCCTGTTGAGTAGCCGTCAATTACGATTCTGTCAAACTCGCCTAGGATAATCTTTTCCGAATCAAAAGTAAAAGTTTCACCTGCCGGAAGTGATAGTTTTCTAACTACGACGGTTGTACCAAAACTTGCGGTGCTACCGTCCGGAACTATGTACATATCAAACTCTTCTGCCGGGTCTGCTCCGTCAGGATCAGCACTGTTACATATCATAATTGTTGTTACAGCCCACGCTTTATTGTCTGGTACTGATAACAAAGTGTGTCTGTAAGACGTCGATGCGCTTGGTACTACTGCATATTGCGCATCAACAAGCTGCCCGTTTTCATTAATAAATTCGCCACCGCCATTAACTAAAAACCCGTCGCCGTCAGTTGACCACCCCGCATTGGATATGTCAGTTGGCGTAAGGGCCCTGTCGATAATTGCTACGTTTCTTATTGCCATTATATATTCCTATTAAAAGATCATGCTATACAAGATTGCTTTATTTTTACTTATGATTTCGTCTCTGTTTGACGGCTTAGTCACGGTTGGCGTTCCGTTTATGTCTTCTTCTACTTCCTGGTTAACGAAGTATATACCTGTTCCGCCGGTTCCTTCGATCTTAGAATACAGCTTAGTTCCTACCGGAGGAGTTGCTGGGTCGATAACTGCGTCTCCCGGACCAGCCAAGCCGTTAAGATGCTGCGATGTCGGAGTTAATACTAAACTATCATCTATCTCCACACTTCCGTACCTATCGCCGACCAATACTAAACTTTGATCTTCAATAGTTGATCTAATAGCGTTACCTTCTATAACAACATCAAAAAATCTAGTAGTTGTGTCTCTAAATGTAGAAGTTATAACGCCGTCTATGCCAACAGTTGCAGTACTTACACCTGCTACGTTTCCAGGACTATCAGTAACTTCAACAAACGTTTCAGTAGCACCAAATGTTCCATCTTGAATTCTCGGTTGACGTGTTTGTGTTAACTGAAATTGAATTCTGTCATTAATAAACTTTCTGTTAGGAATGTCGTCGTCGGTTATAATAGAAGGAAGGCCTAATGCTCCTGCTTCGGAGCCAAATGCTGCTGCGCGAAGTCTAAGTCTTTCTGCATAGTCTTCAGTTCCGGATACAGTAAGTACGCCCGGGTTCTTAGTACCGTCTGCTTGTACACCAAGTAAGTTTAAGTCTGTACCAGGTGTAGTAATACTAACAGCTTGAATACCAAGTAAAGAGTTTGTTCCACCTTCAACTCTTGGCACCCAAGCGCCTTTAATAACGTTTATGTCTACTGGGTCGTAGCTTGATGTTTGTGGATCAACGTAAGAAATACTACCGTCGTAAACCCATCTTGCAGTCGGTTGTCCAGCGCCCCGGTTTACTTCGATACCTGATATAATATCTTCAGGTACTAATGATGGTAATACAGGCGGTGTGCCTGGATCGGCATCGTCGTCTATTAACTCAGGACGGTTTAGCTGAATAATGTTATCGTCTATTACTAGATCGTTAGTAAACACAGAAGTTGTTGCACCTCTAATTTCTAAGTCACCTGTGACAATAACTTTGCCCGGCTGGCTAGGAACACCGGTGTCTAATACTATGTTGCCGCCGTTGCCTATTTTTAGCGTATAGTCGCCTGATTCTACGTTTACATACTTTGCCATTTAATAATTCCTAAAAAATGGGGACGAATCCCCATAGATTAAAT